GACGCCTTTAATTTAGCGTATGCAACACCACGAATCTTTACGAGCAGGGGGGCTTAATGGCGAAGAACCGCTTTCAAAACTGGATACGTGCTTTGAAGTCGCGGTTTAACCTGTCTGCTTTTGGCACAGATACGCCGTTCGTTGGTGGCAGTGGGAGCCGTTCGTTTTTCCTGCCTCACACGGATATTGATTGGGCGGCAGAGTTGGGTGATTTGTGGAATGTGCCGGGCGCGGCGGCGTGCTACGAATGGATACTCAAGAACTTTCTGCAAGCCCCTCTCTGTGTGCAACAGCGCAAGGGTGATGAGTGGGTAGATGTGCAAAACCACCCATTAGAGTTTTTGATGAGTGAGCCAAACTCGGAATTTGACGGGAACACGCTTTGGGCAGGGGTGCTTCTCTCTTTCTATTTCTCAGGAGATGCCTATCTTGGGATTGACCGTAACCCGCTCACGCGGCAAATAGAGTTATGGTATCTTCCGCATTTCATGGTCACTCCTAAGCGAAACAAGCAGACGAAGCAACTCTATTATGAGTACAAAAACGGGAACAACACCGTACATCTGCTTCCTGAGCAAGTGGTGCGATTTCGGAACGGTATAGACCCGCGCCAAACGTTGTACGGGTACTCTCCCCTCGTTGCGGCGGCGCGTGATGGATACGTGATGCAACAGGACACCACGTACCGAGCAAAGGCGGTTAAGAATCTTGGTTTGATTTCTGGACTTATCACGCCAGACGCAAACAACGCCGACACATTGATGGCTTTGCAAGGCACGTTCCGACCTGAAGATGTGATCTCCAAGATTAGAGAGAAAACGACGGGGGACAAGGCGGGGGAGCCTATTGTGTGGGATTTACCGCTCAAATTTCAGCAGATTGGGCTTACTCCCCAAGACTTGATGATGGAGACGATGAGCGACAGATCGGAAAGCACGATTGCGGCTTGCTTTGGAGTGGCTCCGCAGGCAGTAGGGTTGCACGTCGGGCGGCTCTCTAAGACTTATGCAAACATGGCAGAGGCGCGTGAAGCCAGTTGGGAAGAGGGCATAATCCCGGTGCAAAAGATGCTGGCAGAGCAGCTGGGGCGGCAGTTGCTTCCTTTGGTCTCTAACAACGCTTTGAATGAGCGCGTCGTCTTTGATATTTCCGAGATACGCCCTCTCCAACCCGACCTTGACGCTATTTGGAAACGAGCACGAGAAGCGTTTGAGGCAGGGGGCATTGATCGGTACACCTATCTCCTCAAAATTGGGGAGATACCACAAGAGACAGATCGGGGGGTCTACGCTACTGCCCCCAAAAATCAGACAGACCCGAAGGGGGTACAGCAGTAATGGAAAACCTGATCGCATTTGGCGGCAGTGCTAAAGCTTTGGGGAATGGGAAGGTAGGGGGCTACTTGGTTCAGTTTGGAGATGAGAAGCAAACTGACCTTGAGGGCGACTTCTTCACCGACAAAACCGATTTTGATTTAGAGAGAAGCACCAAGACCACCGTTTACTATAATCATGCTCTCGACCCCACCCTCAAGGGGCGCAGGTTGGGTATGGGAGAGATGAAAGTTGATGAGGTGGGGATTTGGGTTGAGGCGCAGTTAAACCTCCGAGATGATTGGGAAAAAGCGGTTTACGACATGGTGAAAGCAGGTACTTTGGGTTGGAGTAGTGGCACCGCGCCCAACCTCGTTGAGAGAGCAAAAGTAGGAAAGTCTTTTCGTATCGATAAGTGGCCTCTTGGACTAGACGCTTCGCTGACTCCTACTCCTGCCGAGCCGCGTAATCAGGCTATGACTATCAAGGCATGGAAGGAAGTCTGCCCCATTACGGACATTAAGAGCCTGACCAACCCTTTTGATGCAATAGACAGTAGGCTTACCTCTTCCGCACTGGATACCCTCACGCAAACGATGTGGGACGTAAAGTGGCAGTGTGTGTACGAGAGTGATGAGCCGCTTTCCGATAGAATCGCCCTTTGGGAGGCATCGTGCGACGCAATGAAGGCAAAGGGGGCTGAAATCCTCTCTCGTATGCCTGACACGCCTACTGATGCAATGAAAGGGATTTTGAAGCATATAGAGTTCCGCCGCGCCCAACTAGGGAAGCGCGAACAACCAACCAATATTCGCGACATGGAAGACGCTTTGCGAGAGGTGGGGTTGTCTTCTAATGACGCGAAAACTCTTCTGGCTAAGGGCTGGAAGGGGCTTTCTCAGCGAGAGGTTGAGAGCAAAGAGGAACCACCTACGCAGGACGATGACCGCAGTTGGGAAGACCAACTTTACAACATTGAACTGCAACTCTTAGAGGAGTATGTATAGTGAACAAACTACAACAACTGCAAGAGGCTCTCCTCTCTAAACGAGGAGAGATGAAAACTCTCTTGGCAACCCTCAAGTCAGATGGGCAATATCGCAAGCCCACCGAAGAGGAAAATGCCAAACTTGCCGCACTGAATGCAGATATTAGTGAGCATCAGGCAGAGTATGACGCGATTAAGTCGCTCAGCGACATTGAGAACCTCACCGAGAACGAGATCAAGGCACTCTCCCAAAACCGCACCCTACCGCGCCCTGATGAGGATCAAGCCGATTTCCGCAAGCGTCTTCTTCGCACCGAATCTTTGAAGTGTTTCAAAGGCACAGACAAGATCAGCGCAGAAGAGCAGGCGTATCGGTTCGGGCATCATGTGCTTGCGTCTGTTTTCATGCGCCCTGACTCGATCAAGTTTTGTAAATCGAAGGGGCTTCCGTTTAACTACGTGAGCAACAACTCCGACGAAATTAAGGCGATGGGTGAGGCAACTAGCACCGCAGGGGGCATTCTTGTTCCCGATGAGTTCAGTAGCAACATCATCGATCTTCGCGAGTCCTATGGGCTGTTTCGTCAGCACGTTCGCATTGAGCCGATGGGTTCGGAAACGCTCAATATCCGCCGCAGATCGCAGGGCATGACGGTGTACTATCCCGGTGAGGGGCAGACACTCACAGCCTCTGAGTTGAAATTTAACTCGGTACTGCTCACTGCCAAAAAGTACGCCGCGCTTGGAGTTTACTCTTCTGAACTTGGTGAAGATGCTGTCATCAATTTCGGTGATCGTATCGCAGAAGAGGCGGCATACGCTTTCGCGGTTGCGGAAGATGATAACGGCTTCAATGGAGATGGAACCAGTGCTTACGCTAGCACTATCGGCATACGCACGAAAATCAAGGGGCTTTCGTCTACGATTGCCGACATTGCCGGGCTGGTTGTTGGGTCTGGAAACGCTTACAGCGAACTCACGCTCAATGACTTCCTAAATGTCGTTGGAACCTTGCCTGTCTACGCTGATACGCCGAACGCGGCTTGGTTTGTTCACAAATACTTCTACTACACCGTGATGCTCAAACTGGCTCTTGCCAGTGGCGGCGTGACGGAAAGTGAAGTTATTCAAGGGCAACGGACTCCGATGTTCTTGGGCTACCCTGTTCGTTTTGCTCAGAAAATGCCCAAAGCGGAAGCCAACTCTCAAGTGTGTTCCCTCCTCGGTGATCTCAACAAGGGGGTTGCTTTGGGGGATCGCCGCATGATCACCATCGCTGTGAGTGACCAGTATAAATTCGATACTGATGAACTCGCTGTCAAGGTGACTCAGCGTGTAGCGATTAACGCGCATGAAGTTGGGAACGCAGATTCTACTGCGGCAAACCGTGTACCAGGTCCCATTGTGGGACTGATCACTGCGGCGGCTTAGTTGTTCTAAGGGGGAGGGGGCAACTCTTCCCCTCCTTTAGAGGAGTTAGAAGATGGTAAACCAACAAAATACCCGTATCGCAAAAATCCTTGCTCCGATCTCTGTATCTGGTGGTGCAACTGCTACCTGTACCGAACTCGACACAGTGCTGAATGGCGTGAAAGCCGATTATGCAGAGATTTATGTTTTTACGGGGCTAGTGGGCGCGAACGGTGTGGCAACACTCAAAATCCAAGAGACGGATACGTCTGGCTCTGGGCAGGCAGACGTTAGCGGAGGGGGCTTTACTGCTCTCGTAGATGCAGACGATGGTATCTTCCTAAAAGCACAGATCGACCTTCGCAAGCGCAAGCGGTATCTAAGCATGGTGATCACCAACGGAGCCACTAACGCCAGTGTGCTTTGTGCTTTCGCGATTCTTGGACGCTTGGGAGAGATGCCCGACACCAACGCAAAAATGGGCGTGCAAGAGTTGCTGAAAATATAGCCCGCTTTTGACATGACAAGGGGGAGGGCTTCGGTTCTCCCCTACCTTAGAGGTTTTCATAAATGGCATATCCTACTGCTACAGAACTTAAAAACTTACTGCTTGGGGCGGGACTCATTACTGACCCCAATGCTACGCCTGATAGTTATTTTGACTATTCGGGGGCGGTAGATGCGGCTGTAGCAGATTGGGAGAATAGGTGCGGGTACGTGCCATTCGTGAAAGACTCTTCGGACGTGACGCGGTACTTTGATCCCCCACAGGGGAGGCGTCTTTTGCTCGGTGCGGGGCTTATGACACTCACCAGCGTGACCAGTAACGGAGCTGCCTTGACAGAGAATACAGATTTCTGGCTTTTGCCTGCGAATGGTGCGGCAGAGAGCCTGCCTTATGATGAGATCGAGTTTTCGGCTCGGCAGGCAGGGCTTCCTCGTTCTATTGTGATAGTGGGGAAGTGGGGGCGCGTGACCTCTGTTCCTGCGGATGTAAAACGGGGGGTGCTGTGCAAAGCGGCTTCTTTGCTGGCAGGGGAGATACTGCTCGGTGCTTCTCAAGGGGGGCTGGCGATGTGGAAAGAGGGGGACGTAGAGCAACGCTATGACCTCTCCAAGACGACTGCCTGCAAAGAGGGATGGGATAAGGTCTATCGTGATTTGTTGATGAGTCGCTACGTGCGAAGGACTATCGCATGAGTACCGTTCAGACAAACACCACCATCACCGTAAAGCGTGAAAGCCGAGCGGGAGATAACGCAGGGGGGAAGACTGTTACCTTCTCTACTGTGCAATCGGGGGTGAGTGCAAGCCGCAGGTTCTATACGAACAAGAGCCGACTCCAGTATGTGGAGGGGCAGGCGGGTATGCAGGAGGAGCGGGAGGTTGTCTTTCTTTTGAAACAGCCTGCGCCGGCGGTTCAGATAGATGATAGGGTGATAGATACGGGGGACAGTGACAAAGAGTACCGTGTTCTTCACGTGCGCTCTTATGTCCGAACAATGCAGATTGATGTGAGGATTATGCAGTGATCCAGATAGATACCTCTGAGGTCGAGCGGAACTTGGCGGGTCTCTTCGCGCAGATGGAGGCACGGGCAAAGAGGGCGTGCGATAGGTGGGCAAGGGAACTCATGGGATACGCAAAGAGCCACCACGCTTGGCAGAACCGCACAGGGGAGACGGAGCGCACTACCAGAACGCAGGTTATTGCTTTGAGAGATGAGTTGATGGTCTATGTGTTTGCAGAAACGCCGTACAGCAAATTTTTGGAGTTGGCACATGGTGGGGAGTGGAGTTGGCTTTTTCCTGCGGTGCAAGCGATGGAGAAGCGGTTCTATGAGATTTTGGTTGAGGAGTTTCGGGGGAGTGGGTTTAGTCCATTGAGCCACACAGTGGGGGCAAGCGCATGAGTACCGCACTAGTTACGGCTATCTATAATCGGCTGGCGGGGGTTGAGACCCTCGCAGGAGACGCGGCTACCGCGCAGAGCGATCTGGCGGCTCTCTTGGCGACTGACCCGGACACCTCCAAGCCGTGCGTGTGGCAAGCCTCCATGAGCGACGTAAAGGCGGCAAACAAGACCCCTCTCTACCCTGCGATAACGTTTCGGCAGACAGGGGGGACTCCAGATAACCGTTTCCAACTGGCGACGGGGGCTGTGGACGTTGTTTTGGTAGATTTTGAGATTTGGGATAACTCCCAAAGTGGAACGCGGATTTATGACATTGAAGACGCGGTTCAGAGGTTGCTTGATATGAGGAGGGGGATTACCTCCGTTTTCTCTTTGACTTCTGGGAAGTGCTGGCATTCTCAGACATTCACACCATTGCAGGTGATGTACGACCCCAACATTCACGCCAGAGCGGGGCTGGTACGTTACCAATTTCTTGAAGTGCGGTACTGATACCGCTACGAGGAGGTTCTAACCATGAGTTCGGTTATTAACCCGACCAACGTTGTTTGGATGAAAGGGTATCTTTACGC